GGCGGCCTGCACTTTCTGCTCGGCATCAGACGCGAGCACATAGCCCCATGGCGTGCGGGTCCACACGGCGAACAAGAACCCGAACAGCAGCAGCACTGCGACGTTCCAGCGCCACCGGCGCACGATGAGCGGGTCGGAATCGTCCGGTGGGCGCACGAGGTCGAGGATCCATGTCGGCATCAGAACCTCCAGCTCACGAGTGCGAAGTCGCGCCCAAGATTCGGCTGCACGGTGCCCGCGTTGCTCCAATGCCGGACCGTGAGCGTGACCGGCCAGCGCTTGAACCGATAGGCGATCTGCAGGGCGAAATTACCGTGGCTGCCGTTGTAGACGTCGGTGTTCTGCAGGAACGCGACGCCGAGGCCGATCTCGAGCGGCCCGAAGCCTATAGGCTGACGCAATCTCACGATGCACTGCGGATCGCTGCCAACGGTGTGCGAGAAATCGTAGCCGAAGCCGACCTCCATCCACGGCTGGTATTCACGCGAGACCGTGCAGCCGCTCACACTGATCGCCGCGAACGCGATCAAGATCACGCCCAGCGCAAGCAGGAATGCGCCCTTAACGTCTTTGTCCCACAGTCGGAAGATCGTAAACACCAGCGCCACGGCGCACACGACCGTGATCGTCCACTGAATGAGATTTACCCTCTTCTTGTTGTTGTTGTTGATGCATTGAAACTTACGGTTCCGGTCCAGCCCCGCGCACCTTGGCCGAGAGGTCGTTAGCCATGGTCGCGGACAGCACCGTTGACGTGTCGGACGTGAGAGCAATTTCGATAGTGAAAGCGATATCGTTCTCGGACCAATCGTTGGTCGTCTCTCGAATGACCCAAGTACGGGACGTTGCGAGCGATTCCCATGAGCCATTTGTACCGGAGTAGAACGACGTTTCAGACCCGCCAGTGCGAGTCACGCGAGCCGAGTACAGCCCCGCGTTGCCATTCGGGAGGCACCAATCGCCCCGAACTTCAGTGGCCGCAGAAGACCCCTCGTACCACTTGCCATCATTGCCCAGCTTGAAACTGGCATATGCGTCTGTCGGCGTATCCGCCTCACGGAAGACAGAGACGTACGGCGCGGCGATATAGTCTCCCGCATCGTCGCGGCTGAACTGCACCGACACGTCAACCGTGTAAGTGGCTGCCGCAGAATCAGTCACCGTGCAGCGCTTGATAGCCGATGCGCTGGCGTTATCCGCAAGGCCGGTTACACCGAACGTCGTTGTCGCAGCGCTGGCAGATGTGACCGTGATATCGGTCGAGCCAGAAACGTGCGTCCATGCATAGGTGTAGCCCGGCGTGCCGCCCGTTGGCGTGATGGTGACCGAATCCGTTGAAGTCGCAGAACTGCTATCACCGTACTCGTGCAGGATCGAACCGACAGAAGCCGAAGCCGACAGACCCGCCGCAATGCTCGCGGCCTTACCGGGCAATCCAGTTGTGCTGGGTACGTTGTCACTGACCCTTGACCCGTTGCGCGCCTTGAGCCAGTAGTAGCGTTGGGTGGTGTCCGACTTGGGCAGCGTGAAATTGTTGCTCGTGGTCGTGGCAATCTTGGTGGCGTCGCCGAACGAGACAGCCGCTGTGTACTCGTACAGATCGAAGACGGTTCCCGGCTGGTAAGGACTCGGCAAATTCCACTGCAACACAATTGCAGACGGCGCACTGGTAGCCGTGAACGCGGTCGGGGGAGCCAGTGAGTCAACCGGATTGGTCGCACCCGGCAGCGCATCCGGCGTGATGTAGTCCGCCGTGGCGGGGTCCGCATACGAGCCGGACGATTCCATGCGTAGATCAAGATCGACCATCGAGCCGTCTTCGCTGACTGTGCGTTCGATGCATCGGAAGACCTTGTTCACGTAGCCCAGTTCTGCAATGGACACGTTCACGGTCTGCCACGGGGAGACCTTCATCGCCCGAGCCGAGCCGGGGAACCTCAGCGTGCCGAGGTTGCGCGACTGATTGAGCGCGATTTCCGCAAGCCGCTGCGCGCGGTACTCGTCCGTCGTGAACGGCAACTCGATATCCCGCCACTCTTCACGGTCGCCGTCCGCAATGACATAGCTCGCATCCTGTCTGGCGCGGAACTCCATGTCTTGCTTGGCCGTTGCGGAGTAATACGTGCCCCTCACGGCGTTGTATCGCTTGTCGCGAGGCGCTACCGGGACCAGTGACAGGTCGCCCGCAAGGTCGTCTTCATTCAGCGATACAGCCGGCGTCTCGTAGGCAGCACCGAAGATGCAGAAGCGACCATTGACCGGGACCACTTGCCCAGCGCCAGCAGAGCGAATCTGATCAAGGTTATCGTCTAGTTGATTGCCGGTCGATGCAATTCCGTCACACGTATATCGGGCCTGCGCACCGCTGGGAGGCGCAGAGCCACCGGACACCGACTCGTCGCTGAGGTTAGCGGCCGTGATGACTAAGGGCCAGTCGATCAAGTCCGGCTCAATGCCGTAGCCCAGGTGGCCCATCTTGGCCGCCTCGGACACGTCGTACACGAGCGAGCCGCCCGTAAGGTAGCTGGCAACACACAGAGCCCAGTTGTTTGACCACTCCCACGTCGTAGGACTCGCGACGCGATGCGAGCCGCTGCCGCCGTTGGTCGAGTCCTTGCGCGGATCGTAGACCCGCTGCCCCTTGACCATGGCGTAGAACGCTTGCGGAGCGCCGGAATCCCACACCTTTTCATCGAACTCGCAGCGGATATGCAGATAGGCATTCCCGCGTGCGCGGTAGTTCGAGTCGTAGTCAGGGCACTTGTCGATGAGTTCCGCGTCCGCCGTCTGCGCATCCGTGCCCAAGTGCTTCCAGATGTAAAGCTTCCCCGCCAGACGCCCGCTTGTTACAGCGCCCGTGGTCGAGTTGATCGAGGCACTAGAAATCAGGTTGTCGTCGATCCATATATCGCCAATTTCCTCCACCTGATGGCGCGCCAGCATGACGACAAGGTGCAGGAATTTGTTCTTCTCTCCACTGGTAAAGCGATCTTCAATCATGCCCGCGACGCGACGTTGGCCAAAGACCATGTTCCCGGCTGATGCTGACCACTCTGTCGTGATTTCCTCTGGCCTCTGCCCAACGCCCTTCGGTCGGCCGGAGAGGGCACGCGCGGCCAAGCTCAGCGCCACCTGTATGAGCGCCGTGATGACGAATTTCTTGATCGCCGCAGCCGTGAAAAACTTGGCGAAAGCGGCTCCGAGGGCGGGCAAGGCTTGTGGCACTAACCTACCCTCCACGCCATGACAGCGCGTCTGCGATTCACCCAGGCGAGCCCGTCAGCCCCTCGCGATACGAGGAAGTGACCCGTGCAAACCCGCGCAGCTCCGTCCGGTTCAGTGATGCAAACATCGCCCCGGCCCATCTGTGACACATGGATCGGATCCCCAAGTGCATGAGTCAGCAGACCAGCAAGGCCGCCGTGCTCGTCAAGGATGATCTGCGCCTCTTCCTCGCTCCCGTAGATCGGAAACAGCTCGCGCAAGTCTTCGCCCGTAATCGCCTCGATAGCGCCCGCGATGAACTGGCAACAATCCGAGACGCCATACGCAAACGGATCGTCGCGACAGATCAATAGGTAGTCGTCGAGCTTCTGCGGCCAGTCGTCGAGCTTCATTAGCGTTCCACCGTGCGGGGTGCCGGGCCACCGCGACCGCCGCCGCCGCCAGTCATTAATCGCTGGCCGCCCCACATGATCGTGCGATCCTTGTTCAACGGGCCGCGATCAAAGAACTTGTCCCCAGACCAGAACCTCTGTTGCGTTGCCGTGGTCCACGCCAGAGGCTTAGCCTTGGCCCATCTGGCAAAGGCCGTCTCACAGACGAGCGACATGGCGTTCTCGTTGCCCAGCACCACTTCCGGATGGCTGATCGTCGCGATGATCGGCCCCTCTGGATCGTCCAGTAGAACGTCTTGTTCGCTGAACCAGCCTCGATAAATGTAGACCCGCCGATTGATGTATTCCTCGCCGTCGAGAGCGAGGTTGATGAAGTTGGCATCGACTCCGGAGAGCGTGAGCCTGATTGCACTCGGCTTGCTGTCTGCCGCCTCCGTGATCGCTTCAACGCTGACCGGCCCTACGGGCAGATAGGTGTCTCCGTCCCACGTCACCGGATGCGCGCGGGTCGTGTAGTACTGATCGCCGCTATCGAATGCGAATCGGCAAAGCAAACCCTGCGACTGCTGCGCACTCTCGGCAGCGGCCGCGTTGATGACGCTATCCATGTCAGTCGAGCGCTTCTTCTAGCTCAAGCGTAAACGTGGAGAAGCGGCCGGCGCGCGTGGAGTAGCCCGCCTCATCGCTGGCGAGCTTGTACCGCCCCATCGGGCGATTGATGACGACCGGATCGTTGTCTGCAAACGGTGTGCGGACGTTCGGCGAGACCTGAATGGAGCCACGGCCCGATGCGTCACTGTCCAGTGGTGCCAGCACCTCGAAGAACTGTTTGCCGACCTGTACCGCGTCGCCACTGAGCAGCAATCCGCTGGTGCTGGCAGGCAGCCCCTTGAGATACAACCCGCTGCCGGTCTGCGTTGTCCCGCTCGGGAGCGCCGTAGCAACGGTCTGGCCAAGCCGCATCGGGACACCAGACTGCGCCAGCGACAACCGCGCTACACCGATATCCGCTGTCGTGAGTCCCGCATAACTCGTGGTCGTGCCGGACTGCACCATGTAGATTCGTCCGCCGACCGTGGTGCCGGTGCTGGTCCTGCAAATGATCGCGCAGTAGTACCAACCACCACCGGCAAGATGCATGAAAGAACGAGCGTTGGCTGCCGTTCCCGCTGCGGAGGGCGTATCAGCAACCCCGGTGTTGAGGTCAAAAAAGCCTTGCGCGTAATCCGCGCCGTTCACATCCCCAACACGGAGCAGAATTCTGGTCCGGGCATCCGCGAGAGTGCCGGCGTGGAACCAGCCCGCAAAACACCAAGCTTGCGCGACCGCCGCCTTGGTCGTGGTCTGCGTCAGGTGATGCGTGCTGCTCGCCGTGGACTCTATAAGCTGGTCCGCCGTGGCGACACCACTAGGACCGTTGATTGCATTCGCCGTGACCGTGACATTCGCTTTCGTCCAGTCCGCGTGGTCGATCTCATCGGATCGCGTAAATGCATTCGGGGCGTTGTCCACGAGCGCGCAATGGCTGAGCGAGGTAAACGGACACTCGATCCAGTCGCCGTTGATTGAGACTGTTCCCGCGCCGTCGTAGACCACCGGATACGTGGACCCGGCAGACGTGGACCTGGGAACCCACGAGATAGCCTGGTATCCCGTGCGGTCGGCGCTGTAGTTCGCAGATCCGCCGGCGTCGGCGTTGTAAATGCCGATCGTCACACCACTGCGATTGCGTGCGCCGAAGATCGAGCGCGCGACCAGAGGCCGGTACTGCGTGACGGTGGGATTCTGAGAGAACCCCGGCGATGAGCCGGTCGCGCGCAATGCAGTGGCCCGCATGACGCGATCACGAACAGCCAGTGTCGCGTTCTGCGCCGTCCAGCCCGTTGTGCCGTTCGCAAAATCGGCATTGGTGAACAGTTCCGACGCAGAGAACGATCCGCGCTGCACATAGCTGGGGTCGTGAATCCACACTCGAGCATTGCGGTTTCGGATCGCGGCGAGGAACGCCGTGGCATTCGCGCGCTCGGCGTAGCTGGCCTGATCCGACAGGTTCTCTACCGTGACCGCGATCGCCCAGCGATCACCGGAGCGGTCTACCGTGGTCGTGGCGCCGGACAGCGGCGAGCGCGACACGCCTGCGTTGCCGATCAAGCGGCTCTCAATGTTCGTGATCCGCAAGGCCGGCGGCCATATCAGCTCGCGCGCCATCAGAGCCTCGTCCACTGGATGTTATGAGCGACCTTCCATGCGCTGTGATAACCGCACCCAACCTCCCGCGCGATGTCCCGCACTTTACGGCCGCTGGAATAGAGATTGCGGATCGCGTCCGCCTTCTCCGTCGTAAGAGTGTTATTACGCTTATTCCTTGCCTGATCGTTTGCGGTCGCCCACCTGCAATTTCCCGGCTCGTAATCGCCATCAACGTCAACACGATCTAGCGAATAGTTACGGCTGGGCTTGCGACCCATGTCGAGATAGAAGTTCTCGAACGATTTCCACCGCTCACAGATTTTGATTCCGCGTCCGCCGTAGGCGGGGAACATTTCAGTGTTCGGGTTAAGGCACCGCTCTCGCATCTTCAACCACGCCCGATATTCCGGCGTATACCCGCCGACCGTCTGGCCGTGCGTAACGCTGCGGCTTACGAGAGACTCGATATTCAAACAGCCGCACGACCTAGTATGGCCGGACATTAGATTGCACGTTGACACGACAGCCGAATTGCCGCATGCGCATTCACAGCGCCATGCGGTGCGCTTACCGTGGCTTCTAATGCTTTCAATCGCAGTAAGCCGGCCGAATACTTGGCCCGTAATGTTTCTTGCTTTCATTTTACAAACGGCCTCTCGAAACCATATCTTGGATACGAGATACGGCATCATCAGATGCTTTCTGTAGCAGGCCGGGCAGAGCCTTCGTTAGCTCTACACTTGCCCCGCGAGCGTCTACGTTCTGATTGATCGTGATGCCGCCACCGCGTCCCTGCTGCGCCGGCGTCTGCACGATCACCCGCTCACCCGGCGTCGCTTTGAACGCGACGAGCTGCGAGTCGGTGCCGCCATTGCCCCCGACCTTGAAATCGCCGCCTTGCGCGAAGCCGAGCAGACTACTCAGGCCGCCCAGGATGCCGCCCGTGCCCTTTTTCGTACCGATCCAGTCGAACAGCTTGGCGGACCACTTATCCGCTTGCACACGGCGGATCGTGTCGAGGAACGACTTCGCCATACCCTTGACGCCATCATCGAACGGATCGAACAAGAAGTCCGCGAAAGCGTCTTGCATGTTGCGGGCAGCCTGTTCGGCATACGGCGTCAGTTCCGTGAACGGCTCTTTCAGCGCCTCGCTCATCCGATCGGCAATGCCTTCGGTGGACTCCAGAATCGAGTCGCCGAACTGGTCGAAGCGCGTGTCCTCGAACTGCTGCGGGTCGATGCTGAGCAGGCCGGTCTTGGACAACTCGCGACCGATTTCATGCGCGCGTACAAGGCCCTTGGCGTATTCGTCCAGCGCCGCGGCGGCGTCTTTGGCGGCTTGCACGTCCCGTTTCAGGGCCTCGGCAGCGCCCGAAGCAGTCGCTTTCGCGAGATCGTCGAAGGCTTTGTTCTGCGACGTGCCGAGTTTTCGGGCCGCATCCACGTCGCCGAGGTCGCGATAATCTGGGAACCCGCGCCCTTGCGGCCCGCGACTGTCGAGCTGCGGCGCTTTGTCGATGATGCCCAGAGCCGTGAGCGCGCGAGCCGCGACGATGCCCCACGCGATCCCGAGCGCGCGTACTTCCGTCACCATACGAGACGTGAGATCGGCGCCTTGGCGCATCGAGTCGCGCAGCGCTGGGTCCTTCGCAGCTTTGTTCAGCGCTTCAAATGCCTCAACCGTCAACGGTCCCGCGCGCTTCATGTCCGCGAATGCAGCGTTCGTTTCGGCGAGTGTTTTCGCGAAGTCCGCGTTGCTTTTCGCCAGATTCTGGATCGACGCGTCGGCGAAGCGGGCCGCGATGCCCCAAGCCTTCAGCGCGAGCGCGCCGACGCCAATCGCTTTCAAGCCTTTCGAGAGCTTGCGCGCACCCTTGTCGATGTCATCGAAACCGCGCTTGACCGACGCAATAGCGCCCTTCGTCTTGTCGTCGGCGGTGATGACATAGCGGGCGGTGGCGTTAGGCACGGAGCTTGTTCACCCAGGTTTCGATGAGAGACATGGTTTCGATATAGGCCGCCGGCTGATCGGATAGCCCGCCAGACACCCACAAGTGACCGCTGCGGTAGTGATGCAGCAGATCCAGCATGAGCGGCCAGTCATCGGGTTGATCGCGACGCGGGCAACGATTGGTGCTGAACACGTCCTTCACTTCCCACTTGTTGGGAATGGGGTTCACCCCATCGCGACAGTCGCAGTTTCCGCACGGTGCCCAGTCTGGGATCAGGGCGACTGCGATCGCCCCTATGATTTTTTTGGGTCGCTGACCCGCGCGCGATTGGCGATGAAGGTGCCGAGGTGCATCAGCAGCGTAGCGTTGCGCTCGTCACTGAACAGGTCGTCGAGCGCCGCGAGACTGAACGCTACCGACGCACCGTCAACCGTGATGCCGCGCCAGTCAGTGACGGCCGATCGCACCATGCGTGCATAAGCATCGCCGTAGTCCTCGGACTCGATGGCCGAATACGCGCTGAGTTTCTGCGCGGCCGTGAGAGGCTTGCACAGAAAACCTGCATCCTCGTAATCGAACCACGCCGGTTCGAGTTTTTTCGCGAGTTCCATCAGGTGAACGCCAGCGTGAATTCGGTATCGATCGTGCTGGTCTCGTGCAGACCGAACGAAAAGGCATTGGTACGCACACCGGAATCATCGGCCTGCGTGATACCGCGATAGTGCATCTGCCCGGCTGTCAAGGCGATGCGATTGCCAGCTGTCCCGCCGAGCGTCCCAGACGCAAAGGCACGAGCCGTCCCGGCTGCCAGATCGGCCCACGGCGCGAGCGTCGCCACGAGCTCGGTGTGACGGTTCACTTCCAGCGTCGGATCGCGACCGGCAATCATCACCTGCCCGTAGCCCTCGCTGTCGTTCAGGTTGTCCGGCACGATGATCTCGTTGTTGAGATTCAGCGTGTAGTTCTGCACGACGAGTCCGCTCACCCCACCAATGGTCGTGGCGAGCCCCTTCACCGCTTGCGGCACGGTCGCGTCATACGTCGGTGTCGGCAGCGTCTGATCGGTCGGTGCGCCCGATCGCTTACCGAGCATGGTGAACCGCGCGAGCAGAATGTCGCCGGTCGTCCACACGAATTCCACGTTGCCGCGACAACCGAGCAGGATGTGGCGTACTTGCGTATTCGCACCGGCTGCCGCTTCATGGTAGTAGATCGTGCAGCTTTCCAGCCCTGACGATCGCGGCGCATACGTGTCGGATGTGGCAGGGACATTCGTCACCTGCAGCCCGCAGGCGCGAAGGAACACGTCGATCTCCGGCGCTGTTCCGGCCGTGCCTGAGCCTTTCACCTCGCACTCGAAGCTAATCGCCTGCAGCATTCCGCCGTAGATATGCTGCAATTCCCCGAGGCTTGTGCGAATCGCACCACGCTGCACCATGCGCAGCCGATCCGGCTGATGCGTGATGTTGCGCACGAGCACCGTGTCGGTGCCTGCGAACGCGCCAGGATCGGTGCCGTAGGTCGATTCAATTCTTGCCTGAATCAGCTCCCTCTTGATTAATCCATGAGCCATGTCAGTTTCCTCAGTTTACATTTTGATCCAGCAGGAAACCTGCAAAAGCATTCTGCACGTTGCATGCTGCGTGTTTAAGCAGATATGAACGCGCGCGGTCTACTCCGGCAATATCATCTCCCAACAAGCCGAGAGCGTGATTGCATTTACTGCAGAGCCACCCGCGGAATGCGCCGGTCTTATGATCGTGATCCAGATGCAGAGTGCCGTGCTGCTTGCCGATGCCCTGTGGCGGACCGCCGCAGCACTCGCAAGAAGCCGGCTGCGGACGCGTAGGTTCAGGTAGGCCGGCGCGCTTTCGCTTGTGCGCTCTAGCTTGCCAACGGGCCTTCTCTGCGTTGGCGGCATACCAATTGCGTGCGCTCTCGCGGAGTTTTTCTATATTTGCCGCACGCCATGCTGCACCGTTGGCCGCGTGCCACGCGCGACTCCTTTCGCGTATCTTTTCGCGATTGGCCTCTCGATATCTGATCTCACTTTCGCGCGATTTCTCTGGATTCAACATGCGCCATTTGCGAGTACTTTCTCGCTTACGTTCGCGCCGCTTCTCTAGATCCACGGAATCCAGATAAGTCATCTAAATCTTTCCTAATTGGGATCGGTGAAGTTCATGCGGTAGCGCACGACCCACCGCGTAGAGAGGCTGCCGACGAGACGGGCGCCACCCGCGGCAAGGTCCGGCGCGCTGGCGCCGCCGTATGCAGTGTCCGTGACGAAGGCAAGACCGAGTGTCACGTCGGCCTGTAGTGCCTGATGAATCTGCGCACGTAGCAAAAGCAGCGATTCGAGCACGTCGTCTTCGCTGTCGCCTTTGGCGATGGCGTCGACGAGCATCTCTTGCAGCGAATCGATGAACTGCATCGAACCCTGCCCACCGTCTGCGACGGGCGTGTCCGTGCCGACACGCACCGAGATCGCCGGCAGTTCCTGCTCGTCATCGTTCAGCGAAAGGACGCGATGTCGGTAAACACTGGCCGTTGTGGCCTCGGCCGCAATCAAATTCCTGGCGGCATTGACGACCTGCAAGGCGCGGTGCATGTCATTCCTTCAGGATGAGGGTCGACATTCCCGTGCCGTCCGGCTCGTGGCGCAGCAGGCGATAAGTCGCGTTGCACACGTCGAGCGCGGCGTCTTTGCGAAGCGACTGAACGTCGCTGGTCCGGCACGTCAGGCGCGGGCCTCGTTCTTCGACATCGATATCCGCAGCAGCGATGCCGAGGTAGCCGTTGTCAAAGATCGCCCAGAACTCGCCGGCGTCGTGGCGCACTGGCACGGCTCCGCACGACTTGAGCATGCGAAGATTGGTCGCGTCGGAGATGAGCACGGGAGAAAGGGCCGGGTTTCCCCGGCCCCGCTGTCATCAGGTCTTGGTCGCGTTGCCCGGCGTGAGCTTCACGAGGCACGTGGTCTCGGTGTTGAGACCCGCACGCATCGCGATAGCACCGCCGGTGATGTCGCCAGTCGCCGGGGAGGCCGCCGAGTCATCGAACTCGCCAGCGCCGGCAGCGGCCGAGACGTCGAAGACCAGCTTCTCGCCGATCGCAAACACGGCCGCCGAGACCTTGGGCAGTTCGAACACGCCCTCGATCGCCACCGGGATCGTATCGCCAGAGCCGCCGCCCTTCAGCGCCACGCCCAGCGTGTGGCCGGTTACCACGACCTGGCCGGAGGTAATCGTCCCGCCAGCCACGTAGTTCATCACGTCGCCACGGGCGACGAACTTGTCAGTCATCGAAGTTCTCCTTCAGGGAGATGGAAAGAAAGGGGGCCGCGAATGCGGCCCCAAGAATCATCAGATCGCTCGATCGACGGCCTATCAGGCGCCGTCGTTCAGATACCCCGCACGCCAGTCGCCGCAGGCGATGCCGTAGTCGAGGCGCACCTTGAACTTCATCGAGTCGGTGTCGAAGTCCACCATCTCGTCGAGGAACGGCGTCTGCACGCCGTCCAGGAACACGACCTCGAAGGCCGCGATGTCGTTCGGATCGGCGAAGAGGTACCAGGGCAGCGCCGAGTTGATGCCGTCGAGGTACGGATCCGTGACCAGCGTGAGCTTCGCGACATCCGCCGCGTAGTTCTTTTTGCCCGGATTCGCCTGCGAGCTGCCGAAGTCCGACGTCGAGTTCAGCACCGCCCAGGCGATGTCCTCCTTCGTCGCCGAGCACAGCAGCACCTTCGGCAGGATGTTGAGCGTCTCGCGCACGCTCTTGTCCTTCTGCACGCGCATGGTCTTGCGACCGAGCGCGATCGACGCGGTCGTGATCGCCGTCCCGCTGTCCGTCAGGTTCCCGTGGCCACTGCCAGAGGCCGAGGGTGCGTTGGCGTTGAAGTACTGGCCGCCATCGCCGCTCGTCGGGCCGTGATTGCTCGTGCCGCCCGTCAGGAACGCATAAGCGTCTGTGTTGACGCTGCGCGCCGCCGCGCGGCCCATGAGGAACGCGCGACGCGTGAAGCCACCCAGGTCGTCATTCACGACCATCTGACGAGTGAGCAACAGCGCCTTGCCCTTCGTCACCGCCTGCGCGCTCTCGGCCTCTTCCTTCAGGCCGCCGTAGGTGTACTCGCCGCCCTCGACAATGGTGTCGAGGTTGTTGAACGAGCCGAGCTGGATGCGCGAGTGGACCTTGAAGTCCGAGACCTGGCCAGCAGCCGCCCACTGCTGCCACGTGTTCGGATAGTTGCTGTACGCATTGCGCAGCACCTTGCCGGCCGTGTTCGCGAGCAGCGACGGGAAGTCGCTCGTCGTCTGCGAGGCAAGCACTCGTCGCGCAATGCCATCGCGCGTGAGCCCCTTGACGCTGATGCCGCGAATGCTCAGCGCCTTGGCGGCCAGATCGGACAGCGTCATGCCGCTGTACTCGTTGCCGCGATCGGGCCGCGCTTCGAGGCCAGCGCGGATGGCCAGCGCCTTACCGGCGCCCTCCATGAAGCCCTCCGAGGCATCGCGGCCCGGCGATACCGAGGCCAGCGGCTCCACACCGTCCCCGAGCTTCGCCAGAAGGCGGGCTCGTGCAGCATCGGCCGAGATCTTCGGATCATCGATGCACTCGTCGAGCAGCTCGCGGTGCGCGTCGGAGAACACTCCGAATGCATCACGAATCTGCCGGCGGCGTTCCGTTTCCGCCTTGATGGCGGTCTGCTCACCTTCGCGGCGAGCGTTCTCGAGGTCGGCGTTTTCCACCGACGCAGTTGCCTTGTCAGGCATCGTCGTCTCCTTACGGGGAGTTGCGTCGGCTTTCACCGACTGGAAGGCCGCCGCGGCGATCCGCAGCGGAGTTGAATCCGTCTTGCGACGGAAATCAGAGGCGAGGCGCGCAAAGCGCTCGCGATGCTCGGTATGCAGCGCGGCCGCTGCTTCGTCCTGCTCGGTCTCCGCGGCCGCAGCCTCGTCCGCAAAACCCTTCTCGACCGCCTCGGTGGCGGTCAGCCAGGTCTCGGCATCGAGCATGGTGCGAATCTCGGCGCGCGCGAGGCCTGTGCGCTTCTCATATACGTCGAGCAGTGACTCGCCGACCTTGTCGAGCATTTCCGCGACGCCGCGCATGTCATCGGCATCGCCAATCGCGACGGTCCACGGGTTGTGAATCATCATCATGGCGCCTTCGCCCATGCGAATCGTGTCGCCGGACATCGCGATCACGGAGGCGATGGAAGCGGCAACGCCTTCCACGACGACCTCGACGCGCGCCGGGTGATCTTTCAGCGCATTGAAGATCGCCAACCCATCCCACACGGCGCCGCCCGGCGAGTTGATGCGAACGAGAATTTCGGCCACGTCACCCAGCGCATTGAGATCGGCGTCGAAGCGCTTCGACGTGAAACCGTCGCCGTACCAGTTCTCCCCGATCGGCTCATGGATCAGAATCTCCGCGCGGCCGCCCGCGCGGGCAAGTACTTGAATTGGCACTGTGACTCCTTATGCCCGCAGTGAGGGGCGGACGGTGTTGAGCAGATGGGGGCCGCGCGTCAATGCATCGGCGGCCTTGCGCCGCCGTGCACCCTCGTCGGCACCACGCTCGAGCGCCGCGGCGCCGTCCATGAACTGGATGCCGAGACGCTCCATTTCGGCCGCGTCTCGCACGATCTCGCGGTTGACCTGGTCCGGGTTGTCGCCGCGCGCACGGATAACGCTCGAGCGCGAGGTAAGCCGCCACTGCATCGCGAGGATCTGCGCGTTGACTTCCTTCTCCGGATCCACCCACGGCATGGCCGGCCCGGTGTGCGTGCAGTCGTACAGGGTTTCCCGGTTCACGCCGGCCGGCAGGATCAGTGCGCCACTCGCAAGCGAAGCGTCGACAAGCCCGTCCCAAACCGGCTGGCAGTACCGATAGACGAACGGCGACGCCAGCATCTGGTAGAGCATGTAGTGCTCGACCAGCTCCTGGCGCTGCGCCGAGTAGGTCCCGTCGTAGTTCTTCGAGATCGACGAATACGACGAGCCGGCGCCAGCAGCGATTGCCTTGAGCTGAGCGTCGCGAAACGGAATCAGCGCATTGTTCGGCCGCTTCGTGTCGATCGTCTCGACGGATTCTCCGGGACGCAGGTCGTCGAAGATGATGCCGCCCTCGAACTGCATCTGACGTGCCACCGGCAATCCATCGGCGCCGATCTCGTCCGGCGCTTCATATCCATCCGGCGAGCCCTTCTTGATGACCGCCGCCATCGCGGCTGCCACGCGCGCCGCCAGTCGCTCGTCCTCGTCGACTCCTTTGATGTCCTCGAGGCGATTGATGATCGTGGCGAACACCGACATGCCGCGCACCTGGTGCAGGCGCTTTCGAAAGGCCAGGTGCATCATGCGATCGCTCGGCACGCGCTTGCGCTCGGCCGTGACCATGATGCCGTCGCCCGGGTGATGCTTGAATACGTGATACGCACGCGGCCGCCCCCATGCCGAGAGCTCAACACCCTGGGTGATGCCGAGTGCCGAGTCGCTGTAGTCGACCGGCACGAAGTCCGCCTCTAGCGCCTCGAGCGAGTACGGCACGATCGTCCCGTGATCGAGGCCCGGGACCGTGCCGATAATGCGCTGCGTGAAGCACTCACCGTCCCTCAGCCATGACCGCGCGGTCACGCTTTGCTGACCGTAATAGTCGTGCTGTCCCGTGACTTCCGGGAAGAATCGCCAGTCCTCGAAGATCTGTAGCAGCCGGCGATTGACGACCTCGGCCGGCGTGCCATCGGCCATCATCACTTGCGGCTCCGGCTGAATGCCGGTGCCCACGACATTCGCGACCAGAACGTCGAGGATGCCAGAGGCGATATCGTAGTTCTCGTCTAGGTGCCTCGCTGTCGTACGGATCGGCACGATGGCCCGTTCGTTAAGCGCGTTGGCACTACGTCGGTCGGTGCGCGTCTTGCGCATCCGCGAGGGCTCAGCGGCCTCGTAGTACGCCCTGAGCCCCTTCGCGTAGCGCTCACGCATCAGTGCGCGACGCGGCGAGAAGGCGCCGACGATGTATCGATTGAACCAGCTCATGAGAACTTGGCCAGCTTCATCCCGATGCGGGACATGCCGGCGGCTCGACGCTGCAACTCGGTCACGATTTCCTGCCACCGGAATATTTCTTCATCGAGATCGGCGGCGCTCCTGTAACTAACAGACCGGCCAGCAATACTGACGGACCCGATATTCCCCGCTGGATCGCAGATCTTCTGCTCGATGAGCCAGTCTAGAATCTGCTGAGCTTGTGCGAGCGTGATGCCACTCATCGGCGGAAATTCCCTCTGCGAACAAAGCGACCCGTTGACCGTTGCACGGCTTGCGCTGGTGGTGGCGCAGCGTGAATCACTTGTGCCGCCGCTGCCTGCGAAGCGGCTTCCCGTCTCGGCTTTACTCGCGTATGCAATCCGAGCGAGTACGCCATCGCCACCGCCCCGGCTTCGCAGTCGAGGTAGTGGTTGTCCTTGCGGACCTTCAGCCACACGGCATGGCCGGAGGGCTTCAGCACGCGCGCTTCAGCCGTGACTTGCTGGCAGTAGTCGTCGGTCACGTCCTGCGGCACGGACCAGCCCCCAGGCTGATCTTTCGGCCACTCGAATCTCGCGTAGACCCACGACTTGAAGAAGTCGGTGTCCATGTGCCAGAGCTGCAGGCCGTTCTTCACGACCTTGCCGCGCACCGTCACGTCGATCAGCGACGGGCTGAGCGGCTTCGCCATCCGATCGCGGCCTTTCGTCGGCAGCGCCCAGCCCTTGTATCGGCGGCAGAACTCGTAGATCCGGTTGTCCGGCGTGCGCTTCACGTCTCCCGGCCGATACCCCGAATCGATGCCGATGCGCTTGATCCGAATTTCGCGTTCGCCGAACTTGCGGTCCCGAAACTCTCCGAGCTGCTGCCATACGTCATCGAGCTCGGTGTCGCCCCACAGCTCGCCCGCCTCGATTAGCCAGGACTGCATGCCGGCGCCCCAGCCGCGAATGGCGTAGATCAGCCGATCCTTTTGTACGTCGATGAACGCAGTGATCGACTCAACACCGGGCGGCACATCGCCGCTCGTGTACTCGCCGCACAGATCCCGGATTCGTTGCCACGGGGGCGCTTCGCCGCCCACGCGGTACAGTTCGCCAAACGCAGTGTTCAGCACGCCCCGGATACGATCCGGATCGCCGCTGGCAACCGCCTTGATCCAGTCGGATGCCCGCTTGCCGAACGTCACCCAAGGCGACATCAGTGCAGACGCCCAGAACGACGCATCCGACGCTTCCGGCGGCTCGCCGACCACCACGCCGTTCTCGACCTTCTGCCCGGGCGCTAGGTAGTGCCCGCGCTCGTTCATCCAGGTCTTCTTGTGATCCTCGATCTGCGTGCCGCAGCGCGCGCACGTCAATCGTGACTCTCGAAGCGCCTGACGCGCCGTGGCGCCTTTCGGCCACCACAGCAGCTTGAAGCGCGGGACGAAGTATTCGTCGCACTCCGGGCATGGCACCGCCCACTCGAACCGCGTGCCCTCCTGCCATAGCTTCCAGGACGGGCTCGCAATGTCCTCGGGTTTCGCCACCTTCCAGTGCTCGATCCCCGTGTCCGGGTGAATGTAGGTCTCGACGTTCCCTTCCGTGGGCGTCGACGTGACGATCAGCCGGCCGTCGGGATACGTCGCAATGCGCGCCTCGGCGAGCGTGAGCGGGTCGCCTTCCCCGGGGATCGGCTCCATGCGATCCACCTCATCCGCGAGCACCGTATGAGCCGGCTGCGAGGCGAGCTCTGTTGGAGAACCCGCCCACGCCAGGCGCAACGTGACGCCCGCTACGCGTTTAACGAGCTTCTGCGCGCGCCGGCCTTGCAGGGTCTTTGCCCAGAGTGACGGCGCAGACCTCAACATCTGCGCCACACGCGGCTCGATCACGCCGTCGATGTTCGACTTCGTCGGCCCGAAGTACAGAATCGGCGCCGGATCGTCATCGAGCTTGTGACCGATGACGTTGAACAACGCCTCGGTCTTGCCCATCTGCGATCCCATGATCGCAGTGACCCGTCGATATTTCGGGTCCGAACACGCCTCGACAATCGGAATGCAGTACGGCGTCCTACTGCTTCGCCACCTTCCGGGCTCGGCGCTTCCTTCCGGCAGGCGCCGCGTCTGATCCGCCCACTGGCTCGCCGTCCGGTTCGGCGGCGGCGTCTCGATGCTCGACGTCTTGCGCAATGCGATCGATAGCGTCGGCAGTGCGCAGAGTGTGCTCCGCGACCCCTGCTCGAATCTCTCGCATTTCGGCAAGAAGTCTCGTGCGGATGAGTCCGGGATCGGTGATACCTGCAAGTTCATGTGCGAGCCGCCCTGAGACCGCGTCGTGTGCCTGCGCGAGATATGCGGCTTTCACCATCAGTACCTCCTCGACAATGGCGATATCGATCAGCCGGCCGCGCCGCGTCTCGTTCTCCATAGCAACCTTGTCGGCCTGCTCTTTCGCCAGCCGCTCGCGCTGCGAACCCGCCGGCTCGCGGTGGTTGATTACCCACGGGATGGCGGCAGCCGGATCGATCTGAACGCCGCGCCCATTGCGCCCGCCGTTCTCGCTCGGCATTCCATCGCGTATAAATCCCGACACGGACGCCTGCGACATCCCTATCAATTCGGCGAATTGGCGGCCGTTCAGCGTGGGAAACTGCACGCAAGTCCTTCAAAATTCAGCAAGTTTTGTTTTCGTGCATCCAAGAATTCCGCGGCGGCGAGACCCGCATGGCGACCCTTCCGGGAAGGACCCGTGAAAATTCCTGTGCACCACGTCATTCCAGCGATATCAACATCAGCCCACGACGGCGCAGTTGCAGGTTCAGCGCACGAGTGAACTCGACAGGGAATCTCTCTCTGACCGCCTGTGTCATGGCCTCGTTCGTCACGCGCTGCATGAACGTGCGCGGAATGCTGGGTCCATACACCGGCCGGATGGGCAGCCGCGCCTTGCCTATACGCTTGAATACCGTCCTGCCTTGGTTGGCGATGAACGTGCGGGGGTAGATCCTGCGTTTGCGCCATGCGTTGGCGCTCACGCCTCGCTTGGTCTGTCGTGCGCTGTAGCGAATCAGGTTCGGCGCATAGGGCTCGGCACTGATGATCGCGTGCAGCGCATAGCTCGAGGCCTTGCGTATGGCGATCCTGTCTCGGACAGCCTTCTGCTGAATCCCGCTTTCCTTCGCAATGGTGCGTACAGCTTGGGTCTTTGCCCGCGCAGCCGTGCGGTTCAGCGCTTGGGCAATGGCAATATCTACTCGCAGGCTTAGGCTACCCAGGTCCTTGAGAACAGCATCCACGTCACCCTTGACGCTGACCTCCATGACCATTGCCTCAGTCCCTCGCCCTTGTTACCGTCGCCTCATGGATACACCCTGCAACCATCAGTACGTCGCCTTACCAGTCCGCAAGGTCGCATCAGCCAACACCGTGATCGGCGCTATCGTCATCGTGGCCGGCATTGCCGTGGCCCCTCTTGGGGTTGTCGGCTGCCTCACGCTCATAGCTTTGGGTCTGCTCATCGCGTTGCAGACCTCGAGAACAGAGGTGAGGTGTGCCAAGTGCAAGGAAAGCGCTTAGAGCCGTCACGCGCGGGATCATCTCAGTCCTGCACCAGCAATACGGCCACAGCCTCTTTCTCTTCGCCGTTGGCCAGCGTGACCTGATGCTTGATCTCGTACGTCTGGCCGCTCGTGCCGCCTGAAACGAGCACGGTGTACGCCAGATCGTCCAGCGTCGGCGCGCCGACAGTCACCCCGGTCACTGCCGGGGCCGATTGACTACTGATCGTCGTGCGCAGGCTGGCCGTCGAAAGTGCGACAGCGGTCCACACCACTGACCCATCCGGCACTGTGCCGCCTAGTGCCGTTGGCCAGCGCGGCTCGCGTCGGCCCGTCGTCCCGGCCGTCGTGGCCTGATACTCGAGGCCAGTTGCATTGGCCCGGCGCGGCCGCACTCGCGCATTCAGCGCGTAGGCATTGCCGCGTTCCGGCAAGTTCGCGAGATAGTCGTGCCAATCGAACCGGATCGGTATCTCGTCGAAGCTGCGCTTTGGATCGACGACGATTCGAGGGCCGCCCGCGCTGTCTTCCTCACACCAGCTCATCTCACGCCAGCCGCAGCAGTCCGGTGGTCGCGTCGTTGGTCGGCATGGTCAGCGTGAAGTTGCCGGCCGTTACCGTCTGGCTGCCGAACGTGTAGGCCGCGATGGCGCGATTGCCCTGCGTGCTGTTGTAGAGCAGCACGCAGTCGAACGCCGTCGAGAGCGTGACCGTGGTCCAGCTCAGCGAGGCAGACGGCGTCCAGAAGGCTGTCGTGCCCGTGGCGGCGGGGGCATTGGCGTTCGTGACCGTCACGCCGCCAGCGGTATAGCCGCTGCCCGTCACCTCGCCGGTCGTGCTGTAGGTCGTGGTTGCCGCGTTGATCGTGGCAGATGCCAGGAACAGCGCGGCTCTGATCACATCGGCCGTGGTCGCGCCACGAGTCACGGTCGTGCCAAGAGCGTGATGACCGGTGAGCAGCTCGGTCTTGAAACTGGTGGCAATTGCCTGCGTGTTGGCCATCTAGGCTTCTCCGTTCAGATTATGGCCTGCTCGCCGTCGAGCGACTGGCCGCACAAGATATTGACGTGCACGTCCCGACGCACGATCTCGCCGTCCATGCGCCATTCGGTCGCCGTGACGCGCGCGTTGTCGTGCCACTCGGTGATGTCCTCGACGGTGAGGCGCTCGACCGGAACCAGTCCGGCAGTGGTGTGAACCAGCATGTGACCTCTCAGTGAATCGTGATGCGGCTGTTGCGCGCCGGCACGATGACCGTGCTGTTGCGCGCCGATACGCGAACAATACGTTGCGACGGCAGTCCGCCCGATGGCGCGCTGACCGACAGATTCCCGCCGCTCGCTACCGCAGACAACCCGGCGATTGCGACGCTGGCAGACACTCCGAACGCACCCATCGCGAACGTGGCGACCTGACCCGTGAGTGCGACCGTGATCCCGCTTTCCGGAGTGACCGTGCCCTGCGCGCTGGCCATGGCCGCGCCCGCAAGCGCCTTCGTCAGCGCCGGTCCCATCGTCCCAATCGACGCTGCGATCGCCTGACCCGTGATCGCGCGGATCACGTCGTTGCCGGCCGCTACGTTGCCGTGAGCGCTCGTGATCGACGCGCCAGCAAGCGCCTTGGCCAGTTGCGGCCCGAGCGCCCCCGACGCCGACGCGATGACGAGCCCCGTGAGTGCAGCCATGACATCGCTGCCAGCGGATACGCTGCCTTGTGCCGCCGTAGCGCTCTGACCGTTTAACGCCTTGGCCAGCGACGCCAGCACGCTTCCGGCGCTGGCCGTGATCGACTGACCGGTCAGCACTGCGATGACATCGCTGCCCGCCGAGACATTGCCCTGGCTAGCCGCAAACTGCGCGCCGGCCAGCACGCGCGAGATCGCTTTGCCGAGGCTGCCGGCGCTGGTCGTGATCGACTGGCCGGTCAGGCTGACCGTGCGAGCGCTCTCGAGAGCGCCCGTCGCCGCAGCAACTGATTGTCCCGTTATCGCACTGGTGCGTGCCGGGGTGATGGTGCCGGCTGCGGCCGTGGCGAATTGTCCGCTGATAGCGTTCGCATGCGCCGCACCCAGCGCCCCGGTCGCGCCAGTGATAGCAGCACCAGTCAGCGCTACGCCGCCAGCGTCGATACTCTGCGTCGCCCAAGCGCCCCAAGTGGAATCAGACGCATCCCACACCCGCACGTCGAATGCGGCCGGATCGTTGCCGGCGCTGAACTGCCACGTCGCATCGGTGTTGATCGTCAGCCCGGTCGGCGCCGCGCCACCACCGACGCCGCGCGCCTGCAACTGATCGCCGCTAGCGATATCCGCGACCGCTGTGATGCGATTCGCCGCTGTCGTGTCCGGCGTGCCGACGTCAACGTAGAGATGGCCGCTCGGCGGGTTGACCGTGATGGCCAACTCGCCGAAGGCGCTGTCGCTCGTGCGCGTCGCTCGTAGCGTCGCCGCGCCGAACTTGATGTCCGCGCCACTCTGTTCCGTGACAATCGTCAGCGTCGCAGCGGTCGCGGTGCCGGTGCCGGTCTCGGTCTGCGGGACCGACGTGCTGGCTTGTCGCAGTGTGAACGCGCGATCCGCGTTCGTGGTGCCCATCGCCGTACCGGTGACGGCTACACTCGTCTGACCGTCGAGCACGATCTCGTCGGTGTCGACGTCAGTGATCGTTGGCGATGCGACACCCGCGTCGTAGAACGCCCCGGCGGC